AATCCGGAACATCGATATAATATTAGTATGAATAACCTAAAGCCAACCGCACGCGAAGTAAAAGTAATCCTATCTAGTATTGGACTGCAGTTTCCAAACTATATGTTTAATGATAAGAGAGTTAATGGAGGCCGTATTAAGATGTGGGGGTTCCAGATGTCGATCGCAGATATGTCTAGGATGCGAGTAATGCTCCAGATGTTGTTCCCAGGCTTGTTAGATCTTGAAGTGGAACATTTTAAGACTTCTACAGTAGTTAAATGGAAGGAACGCCCGGAACTATCTACTCATTAATATAAACACCGCGCGGAGGGACGATTGTTCCTCCGCGGTTGGTATTAGGAACCTCGATATAATAGTAGTATGGAAATTACAACACACACAATGAAGCAATTCGAATACCGTAAAGCAGAACAAGCAGGGAAATATAATAAGGATCATGGCATGCCTTATGATCGTGGCGGGGCCGATAGCTATTACGATCGACCAATGGAGCCTCATTACTACCCATTAGGAACAGGTATCGGAGAGAAGGTTGAAGGGTCTTCAATGACTACAGAAGAGCTTGAAGCATACTACGCAGGTTACTATATCAATGAAGAGGATGGTGTGAAGAAGTATTAGGAACTCTGATATAATATAGATATGATTAGAATAATTCGACCAACAAACTCTAGAAATCAATTCGGCGATGGGGCAGCCTATGCAGGTGATCGCTGGGAAGTGTATTCATGCACCTCATACGTAGGGCCAGCCAAGCTCAAAGAAGGTAAGGAGGGCGCAGAGCAGATGTTTCATATCCTTAATGCGCCAGAGGAGATGTTATCAGAATGGGAGCAGGCATTAGCTAAAGACTTTCGCAAGGATGGCAACTATTCCCTATCAGTAGGCGACGTAGTAGAGTTAGATGGTGAGCAGTTCTTATGTGAGTCATTCGGATGGAAGGAGTTAGAAGCTCCTTGCAATGAAGTAGAGTACAATCGCGAGTATGCAATGTAAAAGAGGAACTCTGATATATATATAGTATGAAACCACTAAGCGAAACATACAAAGAACTAGGAATTGCCTTTAGCTTCCCTATCGAGATTACAGATGACGATGACCTCGAGACTTACTACGAGACTAGATATGGCTACTGGGCTAAGTTCGAGCGTGATGCCAATGGCGACGTAACTTACTACGAGGACAGCGATGACGTTTGGTGGAGGCGTGAGTATGATGATAACGGTAACAGAACTTACTACGAGGACAGCGATGGCATAAAGGAAGGCACTCCACGTTCAGAGACCTGCGAAGGTAAAGTCGTGGAAGTAGACGGAATTAAATACGAACTCAAAGCACTATGAAAAGAGCTTTAGGAACTCAGATATAATAGTAGTATGGAAAAGCAAAACAACACACAAGAAGAAGTACTAACCGTCGGTCAACTAAGTAATGCAATCGACGTTATAGAAAGAGCCAGCCGTAATGAGGCAAGTCGTAAGGCTTTGATTCAAGGCCTAAGTGACGTATTTAACCCAGAGATGTTCTCAATGATCGGAACGGTCAATGATAACTATAGTGATACCTTAGAAGATATGCGAAGGGCGTTCGGTATAAAAGCAATTTGATAGTGTGTGTTGTTGTTGAGGTCGTCTTCGAAAGAAGGCGGCCTCTTTTTGTCATAACACCACGACCGTTCAGCAGAGTAATGCCCGTGCTAGCAGAGGGCCCCCGCTCAGAGAGGTAACCGTGGGAGGATTCCAATATATAGAGCGGGCCTAGAGACCGGTTCTAGCCCCATGCTACCAAAATTTTCTTATCGCGCGCATTCTTCTATATAGACTGAGGGCCTTACTACTCGTTCAGAGCCTCACCCTTGTACAAGGGTATAATTACCATTCAATAAGAAACTCTGAATCAGGTATGCTTATATCGAGCTCTACCTCTCTATAGGTACCCGGAGTTATCTTACAAGAGGTTAATAATACTAAAAGCGCTATACTAAAGAGTAACTTCATTTCTCTCTATTAGAATCTCTCTATTAGCCAATTGCTCTCCAGATATCTCATCTTTAGATTTACCAAAGTAAGCCACGCCGTAATTGTTATCTATAAGATAGGTATTAACATTAGTGCCTTCTAGTGTAACTAGCTCACCTAAAATTCTACCATACTTACCTCTACTATCATCGGTTTTAGTTTGGAGTATAATATTTGAGCCTACTGGACAGAACTCTAAAACTTTTTGTTTAGCTAGGTTACCGAATATCTTCTCTACCTTATCTGATGTTCTGCTCTCCGGAGTGTCAATGCCGTAGAGGCGAATGCGCTGCTTTTTAAGCCATACGTTAAACCCTAAATCGATATCAACGTCTACTGTATCGCCGTCAACTACTCTACTCACAACTGCTTTATACTCGTACATGTAACTATTTATTATCTTCTGCGATATATCCGCGCTTTGTTGGGGAACGCGCGCGTTGCTTTGCCGAGGTGGTTATTTAGAACTATCGTAATATAGATGGATATAATTGTAATACTAGATAAGTATATATATGGATGAACTAAATGTAACAAAGTACGCAGCTAAATACTATACAGGTGTATTACAGGATATGAATAAAATCGTATGTAAGGCAGCAATTGACCGTAAGTGTAGTCTTACTGTGGAACAATTGGAACTAATTAAGGAAATATCCCATAATGCAATTAAGCATGCACGTGAGCATGCAAATAAGACAACTCCTTATAAGCAGTACTAAGTAACATATATCATCTAGATAGTGGGAACACTGATATAATAGGTATAGATGATATTAGTTAAGTTGAAGTGTGATAAGAAGGTTAATGAAAGGTTACGTTTTTATGATATTGATAAGCGTAAGCTGGAAAACTTCTTAAATTATCATACTAATAATTTAGTTCCCTCTAGGAAGTGGTGGACATATGATATATCTGTGAAAGGTATAGCAGGTAATAGTTCCCAATACTTTTGGAACGAAGATGAGATAGAGGTAGCATTGCAGTGTGCTGATTGTTCCTCTAAGAAGCAAAGACGTATATACTTTCTTCAGAGTCTAGTGCATGAATATAGGCACTGGGTACAAGCTCAACTTCAGCATGTACCTGAAAATAAGCTATCTTATACTGAAAATGATATAGAGGAACAAAATGATAACTATACTAAGAACGAATACGAGGTTGAGTGTAAAGAGTGGGAAAAGATCGTAGAGGAGTTCAATAAATATCTATAAATAATATTATGAGTAAGAGTGAAAATTCATTAATGTATGAAAGTTACTTGAACCAGGCTGGCAATGCTATGAATCAACAAGCTGATTATGGTAAGGATAAGTACAGACCAGGTTTAGGTAAGAGTAATATAAATCAATTTAGCGGATTAATGGGTAGGGGTAAGCCTAATGCTGCTGGTATTTCAAATTGGTCTGGAGGACCAAGTGATGAAGAGATTGAAGATGATGATGAAATTGAGGTAAGAGGGTTTGGTGTTATGAGAGTATCGCAGTTAAAAGGTTTGATCGAACGTAAATCAGCTGAGATATCTCAAGCTATTGCTGATGGTAATTTAAATGTTACTAATAAAGCTGATCTATTAAAGTTATTTTCACAAACATACGAGCAAAGAAATAATATTTGATTTCTATGAGTTATACACTATAATAGTGTATGGAGGGTAAAAAGAAAATAACGTGGTCTCATATTGAATTGCTCGTTACTGCAATTGCAGATATTATTAATAATAAAGGTGTAAAGTATGACACAATTATTGCTTTAGGTAGAGGTGGTTTGATACCAGGAGCAATGTTAAGTTATAAGCTTGATATAAAGAACTTACAAAACTTTGGCATCAATACAAGACATGATGATGGTAAGTATCTTGAGACCTTAATCTATCAGAGACCAAGTGCTATAGTAGGTAATGTATTAGTAGTTGATGATATTAATGATAGTGGTAAAACGTTTGAATCTATCAATTCGTTAATTAATACTGAATACCCCGATGTAGGTGAATTAATGTACTGCAGTTTAACTACAAGATATAATACAAACTTTAACGAAAATACTATTTCTGGAGAAATAATCAATTCTTCTGATTGGTTAGTGTTTCCTTGGGATAAATAATTAAGTGAGAGCAAAACCTTTTTATTTCGAAATTAAAGATATGGTCACGCAGTTTATTGCTGCGTTTGACGACGTCGTTATAGCTAGATATAATAAAGATAGACAAAAGCAAGATCAAATTAATGTAAGATATATATACGCTCCAAAAGAAAGAGTGATGTATGATATCATTAATCAGAATAAAACAATAACGTTACCAGCAATAGCAGTTAATATTACAGGTGTATCAAGAGATGAAACTCGTGTATTTAATAAGCTAGATGGTTTCTATTACCAAGGTACATCTGGAGAAGAAAAAACATCTAGTCATTTAAAATCTCCAATACCCGTTAATATAGCTTTAAAGGTATCTATTCTTAGTAGATACCAAACTGATATGGATCAGATTATTAGTAATTTTGTACCTTTCTGTAACCCATATGTAGTAGTAAGTTGGAAGGTCCCTACTGCTTTTGCCTTAACTACTGAACAAGAAATTAGAAGTGAAATATTATGGGATGGTAATATCGCGATGAACTACCCTACAGAGTTAACATCATCGCAGAAAGCAAGAATAACTGCTGATACATCTTTCACTATTAAAGGTTGGTTATTTAAAGATACAGCAGACCCAGCTGGAAATATATACTACATAGATACTAATTTTAATGCAGAAAGTAAATTAGAATATTATGATAATTTTGAATCCTTATCAGGCAATTCATATACATTCCCTGTATCATCAGGGTTAATTAATGATACATCAAGTATATATATTTCAGGTACCCCAACTATATCAGATGTATTCTATAACGGTATTCATCTATTCAATGATATAACTCTATCCTCTGGAGTCACCGGTAACGTTTTATTGAATGGTAATAGATTTAATGATGTTACAAATGTATTAGTTAGTACTAACAATAGTTCATATTATACAAATTTAACATCAATCGATGATTTTACAAGACAATCACCTATATCTGGTCAGGTTATTAACTATAGTGTTATAAACGATAATACAATGACGGTGGATATGCCTAGTATTGATTCAGGTTCAATTAGATTTATACCTTATAACTTGGCTGGTTACTCATTTAGCGACGTTACTTTACATTCACAATCTTTAAGCACAAATTCTACCTTTATTAATGTAGAATAAATCATAAATAATTATAATGGCAGACCAACAAAATAACGGGCAACAATCCCAGGGACAGCAATCCAGTTTCTTTAAAAATATTTTAAATAAATTACCTTACCAAACGGTTGACTTTAATAAAGTTCTCAATGACTTGAATCCGAAGTACAATACATTTGAAGATGTAGGTATGAAAAGGACAGAAGCCTTAGCAAAGAATAGTATATTTTTTAATAACGAATTCAACAACACAGGTAGCGGTCAGATAAGCGTTGATGGTAATTATAGTAATTTAGTATATGCTAATGTAGAAGAAAATAAAGGTGGTCGTCTTCAAGATTATAGAGTAATGGCATCGTTTGCAGAAATTTCTGATGCATTAGATGAAATATGCGATGAATGTATTAGTAAAGATGCTAATGGCAATATTATAAATTTAATATTAAGAAATGTTGAGCTTAATAGCGACATTGAAGAGAATCTAAGAGATGAATTTGAAAAATATATTGATTATTTTAATTTAGAACGAAAAGGTTTTGAATATTTTAGACAGCTATTATGTGAAGGTGAAGTATATTTTGAGCATATTATTCATAAACAATTTACTGAAGATGGTATTCTTGGAGTTGTACATTTACCGTCTGATTTAATTGACCCGATTTATGATAACATCCAAAATATGATTATTAAAGGTTATATTTTACGTAAGCCTATTTTTGATCCTAATAAACCAGGTAAAATAGATAAGTTTGATTTTATACCAATGGATGATAATCAGATATCATATATTAATTCTGGTATATGGAATCAAGATAAAACATTTAGATTACCTCATATTGAAAATGCTCGTCGTGCGTATCGTCAATTATCATTAGTTGAGGATGCTATTGTTATATACCGGTTAGTAAGAGCTCCAGAACGTCTTGTCTTTAATGTTGATGTCGGTAATATGGCACCACCTAAAGCTGAAGCATATTTAAGAAAATTAATTCAAGAGTATTGGAGTAAGAAAACTTTTGATAGTAATCAATCTGGCCAGGTTCAAAAGTTTAACCCTCAAAGTATGCTTGATTCGTTCTGGTTTGCTAAAAGAGCCGGTTCAGAAGGTACTTCAGTAACTCAGCTAGCCGGCGGTGCTAATTTAGGAGAGTTGGCTGACCTAATATACTTCGTTAATAAGCTTTATAAAGCTTTAAAAGTCCCTGTTAATAGGTTAAATCCAGATTCATCATTTAGTGATGGTGATCAGATACTAAGAGATGAACTTAAATTTGCTAAGTTTATTATACGGCTACAATCTCATTTTGCTCAAGGTCTTAAGAATGGCTTTTTAACTCATCTTAAAATGAGAGATATGTTTACGAAGTATGATCTTAATAGTAAAAATATTCATATTGAATTTAACGTACCTACTAATTTCTATGAAATGAGAGAAAGTCAAAAGTTGTCACTTAAAGTTGATAACTTTAACTCTTTGGCTGCAAATGAATATATTTCAGCTACTTATAGTCAAAAGAAATATCTAGATTGGACTGATACAGAAATTAAAGCAAATAGAGAATTCTTACGTAAGGATAAAGAGTTAGAATGGGAATTATCTCAAATAACTAATGGGGGACCTAATTGGAGAGATGGTTTAGAAGGATCAGTTGAAGACGCCGATGGTGCTGCTCCTGGTGGTGATGTTGCTGGTGGGGTACCGCCTGAGTTTGGAGGAGGAGCAGCTGATGTAGGTGGAGATGATCCAGCTGCAGATGAAGGAGACGCTCCTGCTGATGCTCCTATAGGTGGTGCTGCTGATATACCAGCTATACCTGACGTTTAAACTTCGTAATCTTTCCAGACTAGTACTAAACTACCGTGATCTAATATAGTAATTAACTCACCAGATGTTGGGTTCATAGTAGTATTTAAAAAGGTTGCAAAATACTCTGTTGTCATTGCTCCTGTTACTGAAGGAACAATTGTTGAATGATAATTTGGTCTTGCCATATTATTATTTATTAAATGTGTCAGTATATTACAAGTGTATATTAAATATTATTGATGGCTAATTGCGACATATCACCAATTTCAGGATTTCAGAGTACTAACCTTAACAATCGAATTGATAGTTTTAGTAGACTAGGCGATAGAGTTTTACGGACTCTTGGTTACCCATTTATTAATGTTGAAGTGCATAAAGACCAACTTTATGAAAACATAAGCATTGCAGCTGAGTATTTTACAAAATTTGCTGGTTATACGAAAGAGTATCTTATATTTGATAGTAGAATGTATAAAAAGAATTATGGTATTAAGTTAGATGAACTTTTTTCTTTACAAACGAGTAATACATTTAAAGAGCAAAAAGATTTACAAACGAGGAATCCAGATTTTACAAAAGAAATAACTGACGGTACAATATTTGTATCTACTAGTGGTGCACCTGGTTCTTTATTTACCGGTATATCTTCTTTATCATCTGCTTTATTAAGTGGTATAGATCCGTATGATATATTTACACCTGATTTATATACTAAGATTGTCACTGAAGTTCCAACTATTAGTTCAATATTTAAAACTAAAGTAAAAGATAAATTTACTGTAGAAGGAGTGGATAGTGTTAATACTAATCAATTTGTTAATAGTTTTGATTATGATGTAATGGACTATAGAAAAGTTATAGCCATGACAGATTTTGAAGAAGGTTCATCAACTGGTATCAATACATTGTTTACAATTGAACAAACAATGGCTCAACAAACTTACTTTAGTTATGCAATGGGTAATTACGGGTTTGATTTAATTAGTTGGTATGCTATGAAAAATTGGATGGAAACGAGAGAAAAATTACTAGCTACAAAACGTTCATATACATTCGATGAAAGAACTCAAATAATGAGAATGTATCCACAACCTAACGCTGGTAATAGTGATATAAGATTTTACGGTGTGGTTGCGTGTTATGTTGAAAGACCGATAAGAGATGTAATTAAAGAATTATGGGTTTATCAATATACATTAGCTCTTACAAAAATGGTTGTTGCAAATATAAGAGGTAAATACGGTAGTGTATCTTTATTTGGAGGAGGTAGTGTAAATTCGACAGATTTAATGACACAAGGTTTAGCTGAAAAAGCAGCTTTAGAAGAACAGTTAATGACAGGAGCAGCTCCTGGTCAAGGGGATGCAGATCCTGCTTTATTCTTCGTTGGTTAATTACTTAGCGTTGAATATCTCAATTAGTTTTTGAATAACTATACTTGCATCTTCAATGTCTATTACTTTACTCGTGGTAGTTGGTGATGTGGTAGAAACTTCTTCTTCCGTTTCATAGTCTCCATATACATCTTCATCATCACTAAAGCTTAAATCTAATTCTTCTGTTTTATCATCATCTATGATTTGAGTTATTGGTTGTGTACAACCAATATCAGTTAATATTACACTTAATAATTGATTAGTATAACTTTCTTCTTTAGCTCTACCAACAAAATCAATAATTTCCGATTGGGTAAATGCTCCGTTTAAACTAGCTATAGGTGTTTCATATGATGCATAGCATAGATGAGCTAAATATTTTATGGTCACATCAGCAGTGTCTTTAATTAGATAGTAAGCTCCTTTTTTATTGATAGTAACACCTGTATCTGGATTTTCAGATGCTACTTTAGCAGGTCTCATTAATTTTTTTTGTCTAATACTTGCATTAGTTATAATTTTCTCTTCAAATGTCATAATTATATTTATAGTATGAAAAAGGATAAAAGGTATAGACAGGGATTATTTAAGCCGAATAATAGTTTAAAATATATTGGTAAAGGTGATCCTATATATAGGTCAAGTTGGGAGTTAAAGTTTTTCAGATGGGCAGATTTAAACGAAAATATATTAGCTTGGGGTAGCGAAAACATTATAATACCATATTTGAGTCCACTAGATGGTAGAATACATAGATATTTCGTCGATAATTTTATCGTTTTTTTAGATAAAAATGGTAAGAAGAATAAGTTTTTAATTGAAATAAAACCAAGTAAGCAAATAGAAAAGCCACACACAACCAAGAATAAAAGAAAGACTACAATACTCTATGAACAGAAGACTTGGGTCGTTAATCAAGCTAAATGGGAAGCTGCAAAAAAATGGGCAGATAAAAAAGGTTGGGAGTTTTTAATTTTAACTGAAAAGGAGTTAAATATATCAAAGTAAAACCTTTGTTTTCTTTAAAACCATTTAAAGTTGTATAAATAATAATATGAGTTTAAGCCTTATAGTAGAAACCCCAGCTCCAAAAGAGGAATTCGAGTATATCGTCGA